AGGCAGCAGAGGCCCAAGCAGAGGCCCAAGCAGAGGCAGATGCAGTAGCACAGGATATTGCAGCGAGAGCACAAGCAGACGCGGAAGCTAGAGAAGCAGCAGCAACGAGAGAAGCACTAGCCATTGAGCAAGCGCGTATTGAAGCACAGGTGGCATCAGAAGCAGAAGCAGCCGCTAGAAACGCAGAAGCAGCCGCTAGAAACGCAGCAGCAGAACAAGAAGCAGCAGAACAAGCAGCAGCAGCAGCAGAACAAGAAAAACAAGTATATGCAGATGAACATCCTTGGATCTATGAAGGTAACGGTTCTTTTCGACACGGAACTACGGGCGAAGTTATTCTTGAAACAGTTGGAGATGACGACCCTTACAATGTAGGTGAAGGCTACAGTGGGCCTGAATCAACAGAGACTTCAGATACAGACGCTGAAACTGTTGTTGAAACAATTGATGATATTTTTAATAATACTATTGATCCTCCTACTAATCCTATAGGTACTATTGATCCTCCTACTAATCCTGTAGGTACTACTGATACTACGGGTACTCCGGATCCTGTAGGTACTACGGGTACTCCGGATCCTGTAGGTACTACTGATACTACGGGTACTCCTACTCCTGTCGAGGGTAATATAGACCCTCCAACTTCTACAGTTACTAATGATTACATTATCGAAACCAGAGAACCAGATGATAATACTACTGGTACTCCCACTCCTTTCGAGGGTAATATAGACCCTCCAACTTCTACAGTTACTAATGATTACATTATCGAAACCAGAGAACCCAATGGTGATGATGGCGGTGGTGGTACTACGGATACTACTGGTACTCCGGATCCTGATGATGGCGGTGGCGGTGGTGATGCCCGTGAGTTTACTCCAGAGATCTACAAAGACCCAGAACGCACAACTAAAAGTTTGTTTGCAGATATGCTTCAATTTGACACACAAGTAAACAACACGCAGCAAGTCTTACAGTTTCAGCCAAGAAGAACACGAGAAGACAGACCAGTAGGTAGGCGTGAGGGAACTCCTATAAGAAGTTTTTTAAATGACTTAAAACAACAACAAGCCAGCTCTGCTCGTCAAGGTATGCTGACTAACCCACAAACTACAAAGAGGTTGCCATACTAATGACTTATTTACAATTGGTGAATAGTGTCTTACGAAGACTACGAGAAGATCAAGTGAGCACTGTTAGTCAAAACAGTTACTCTCTTCTTATTGGTGAATTTATTAATGATGCCAAGCGTACCGTAGAAGATGCTTATAATTGGACAGCGTTAAGAAAAACTATTACAGTAACTACCTCAGATGCCGCATATACGTATCCGCTGGTAGGCTCTCAAAACCAAGCAACGTTATTATCAGCCAATAATCAAACACAGAAAACACACATGCAGTATCGTGGAACTGACTGGATGAACAACGCATATTTAATTGAGACTCCAGCTACAGGTGTGCCACAGTTTTATAATTTTAAAGGTGTTGATACAAACGGTGATACCACGGTAGATGTTTACCCAAAACCTAACGGAGTCTATGAATTAGGTTTTAATGTAGTACAAAGAACAGCGGCTTTTGAAGAGGACACTGATTCTTTGTTAGCACCCTCTGCTCCTGTTATTCAAGTTGCTACAGCATTGGGCGCTAGAGAACGTGGTGAAACTGGTGGAACAAGTGCCGCAGAGTTGTTTGCAATTGCTGACAATACTTTGGCTGACGCGATTGCTTTGGATGCTTCACAACATCCTGAAGAAACTATCTGGTACTCTTAATGGGAAATCATACTTTACAGAATATTACAGTAGCAGCCCCAGGATTTTTGGGGCTTAATACCGAAGAATCACCTATTGGAGGGAACCCTGCTTTTGCAGCCGTTGCTGATAACTGTGTTATTGATAAGCTTGGCAGAGTTGCTGCGCGTAAAGGTTATGAAGAACTTACAACTAACGGTTCTACAGTTTTAGGAACAAGTGTTGGACTTGAAAGTTGTTTTGAATTTGTTAGTAGAACAGGTGTAACTACTGTTTTTTCTGCTGGCAATAATAAATTGTTTTCAGGAACAACAACATTAGTTGAGTGTGCTTTACCTGTTGGTTATACAATTAATGATAATAACTGGAAAGTTGTTTCTTTTAATAACGATGTATACTTTTTTCAAACAGGACATGCACCGTTAGAAAGTGTAGGAGGTTCAACAACTTTAACTTTGTTACAATCTTCTGGAGTAAATGTCCCGCCAGAGGGCAATGAAGTTCTTGCTGCTTTTGGTCGTATATGGTCTTGTGATATAGTAAACAACAAATATACAATATATTGGAGTGACTTTTTAAACGGTGCTGATTGGCATGGTGGTGGTAGCGGAGCTATTAACTTAACAGAAGTCTGGCCTTCAGGATATGATGAAGTTGTAAGCCTTGCGGAACACAATGGTTTTCTTATTGTTTTTGGTAAAAGAAACATTATTATTTTTAAAGGTGCTGACAGCCCTGCCAATAACCTTGCAGTTGAAGACACAATTGAAGGTGTAGGATGTATAGCGCGAGACTCCGTACAGTCTACAGGCAGCGATTTGTTTTTCTTATCTAGTAGAGGTGTAATGTCGTTAGGTCGTTTAATACAGGAAAAATCTTTACCGTTAATAGACATTAGTAAGAATGTACGTTCTGATATACTACAAACACTTACAGCTGAAACTGAAGTCAACGGTGTTCGCACAAAGATTAAAGCTATTTATAGTCCTGTTGAGGCTTTTTACTTGCTCACTTTTCCTGAAAGTAAACTTGTTTATTGTTTTGATCTTAAGCAACCTTTAGAGAATGGCTCTTATCGAGCAACAACATGGACAAGTATTAACCCTGTTTCTTATTGTCTTCTTGCTAATGATCTTTTATTCATGGGACATAAAACAGGAATTGTAAAGTATGCTGGATATTTAGACGGAACGCTTAAGTATCAGCTACGTTATTTTAGTCATCCTTTAGATTTTGAAAACACTTCTAATTTAAAGTTCTTGAAAAAATTTAACGTTACAATTATTGGAGGTGCTAACACATCTACAACTCTTAATTGGGGTTATGATTATACTACTAGCTTTACTAAGCAAACCTTTACTTTTGGAGCTGAAGGTGCTGCTGAGTTTGGTATAGCAGAATATAATACAGCAGAAGCACAATACACTTCTTCTATTGTTGTAAACACACCAAAAGTAAACACCACAGGTGGTGGTGAAGTAGTGACTATTGGTCTTGAAGCTGAGATTAGTAACTCACAATTTTCTATTCAACGTATTGATATACATGCTTTATTAGGGAGATTAATCTAATGTCAGTTGCTGACGTAGCCACGGGCCTGCTTAGTGCAGGTGGACAATATTATTTGTCAGAAGAAAACATTAAAGACACCAGAAAAATAGGAGAAGATGCCCAAGCAGGTGCTGCTCTTATCGCTGAGCAAGCTAAAGAAGATACAGCTTTTCAGCCATATACTGCAACTAGTTCTTTAGCAAATGTAGCGACTACAGCGGAAGGCGGTTTTGGAATTAACCTTACTCCTGAACAACAAGCTGCTCAGGATCAACTACAGGGTCAAGCAGTAGGTATGTTTGAACAAGCACAGACTGACCCCCTAGTTGCACAACAGCTAATTTATGATCAAATGCGAGGAATACAACGGCCTGAAGAAGAAAGAAATAGATTAATGCTTCAAGAGCGGATGTTTGCACAAGGTCGTGGGGGAGTACAGTCTAGTGCTTATGGTGGTGCTTCTCCTGAAATGCTTGCTTATGAAACTGCTCGTCAAGATGCGATGGCTAAAGCAAACTTAGCTGCTCGCAGTCAAGTAATGGGCGAACAAGCACAAGCTGTTGAGCTTGGCGGTTTATTACAAAATGCTGCATACGAGCCACAACAACAAGCGTTAGACTTATTAGGTGCTGCAACACCCGCCGCTGGTTTTGTCGATGTAGGGAACCGTACTGGTGCAGAACTTTCTTCTCAGTTAAACTTAGGAGGACTCGAAGCCTTAGTTCAATCTGAAGATTTAGCTAGTAGACTAACACTTCAGCAACAAGATGCTTTGTTAGAATCGTTAATGGGTACTAATGCAACGCCATTAGAACAAGCACAAATAGATAAAATATATGCTGAGTTGGGAATCCCCAATCCAAACACGGGTGGCGGTTTGCTTCAAGACATCATTGATCTTATTTAAGAGGAAATAAAAATGGCCGGACAAAACATACAAGGTTTGCTTACGGGTGGTATTTCCACTCGTCCAAATCCCAATTCTAATTCAGCAGCGTGGCGTTTACAGTTCGGACAAGAACGTGCTGATAAAATGAAGGGTGCTCTTCGCTCAACACAAGACGCGGCGTTTGGCGGCCCTCAACGAATGTCTGCCGCAGATGCTATAGGAGTAGGTCAGTCGCAGTTAGACTTAACCACAACTGGCGGCTTGTCAACCTTGGCTTCTCTTCAACAGTTAAGAGGAGACACCGCTGGTGCTGCTAGGACAGCCTCTGCTGTACGTGACATGAAACAAGCAGAGGCGCAGAGACTCGCAGTATCTGATAGTTTAAAAGCGTTAGGATTAACAGCGGAAGCTCAGCAAGTGTTAGATAAAACTTTGTCTCCAGCCGCAGGACAGCAGTTAGTTCAAACTATAAAAGGCGAGAAACGCAGGGCTGCTAATACACTAGCGGCTTCTACAGCTAAAGCTAAGCTAGAACAAGATAAAGCGGCTGCCGCGCTACCTATAACTATCTCAGCGCAGGTAGCACAGCTTAAAGCAATGGGTGTTCCTGCTGATGATCCTATATATACTTCAGTTCAACAGGGTGTTCATTCAGATGCTTCTGTTTCAGACATTACAAACCTAGGTAAAATAGCAATAGGCCAACCGGCTGTTAAAAGAGGAGAGTCCGTTAAGTACATTGTTGATGGCAAGCCTGTTTGGGGTGCTGATACCTCAATTAACGGTGGCACAAAACAAATGATGTATGCTGTCAAGAACGCAGATGGTTCTATGTCTTATGCACCACTACCCGCCACGGCTGAAAAATATGTAGCAGGTAAGAAGGACAAAGGCAGAAAACTCACCTCCGAACTTCTTAAAAGAACAGAAAAAAAGTTGGCTTCGGCTGCCAAAGAAGCAGGACTGGAAAACAATGATGCTTGGTCTGGTTTAGAACTGTATGATCAAAACTACATTGCAGAACAAGTAGCTGATAGGACTTTAGAACTTATAGACGAAGGTGTGGATGAAGTTAAAGCAAGTAAAAGAGCTATTCAAGATATTTACTTAAACCGTGTAACACCTACAGGAAAGACGTTCGGAGATGATTATGTTTACACACCACCACCACCAACGACACCGCCCGAGGTTACTAATCAAGCAGAGTATGATGCGTTACCTTCGGGAACACAATACATAGAAGACGGTCAATTGATGGTGAAACAATAATGGCTAGTAAGTACGGGGGAATCCCTGTTAATCCTGCCGAGACAGTAGACGCTCAACCTGTAAGTAAATACGGTGGAACACCTGTAACCAACCTACCTAAAGAAGCTACTCCGTATGTAACTTCTGAAGGTAGCGATCGTCCTATTGAGTATTCACCGTTCCTTTTCCTTGAACCTTTAAATAGACTAGGTGATTGGCTTGGTGTAACAGAGAATGCAGACTATCGTGAAACTGATGATGGTCGTAGACTTAATCGTATTGATGAAATAGCTGCTGCATGGGACACACGCAGTGCTGATCTCGGTAGGTGGATGAGGGCTACAGAGGCTTGGATTCCAGTATCTACTTGGGTAGACGCTGATGGCAACGAACTGGGGCCGTTAAATTCTCCCTCTGCTCAAGCGGCCAGCCTAATGGAGGGCGCTAGGCTAATGTCTGCCCGTGAGCGTTACGGTGACGCTTACGTTGACACCATGACTTTTCAAGAAAGAATAACACACTTAGACAAACTAAGACTTCAAAAAGCTGAAGCCAGACACACCAACACCTTAGATATGCAAACAGAAATAGGTGTAGATAAAACATCTAGTGTTATAGGTAATGTAGCTGCTGAAGCGGCTACAACTCTTATACCGTTAGGTCGTGGGTTAAAAGTAATGGCGGGCGCTGGCGCTGCTATTACTGGTCAAAGTGAGTTGTCTCGACAAGTAACAACAGGTGAGTATGACGTAGTAAGCTTAGGTCTACACACAGCAGCAGGTGGTTTGCTTACTCCTCTTGTAGGTGCGCCTATTAGAAGCACAAAGGCCGCAGCTACTGCCGCACAAAACACAGTAAACTATGTAACAAACAAAACTCTAATGCTTGCTGGAAAAAAGGGTAAGACCAAAGCTGCTAACTCTGTTGTTGCTAAAATGAATGACTTAATTGCTGACAAAGTTGTAGCTAATGTTCCTGAAGCAGAAATACTACCCGCTGTTTTTAAACAGTTAGGGCTTAAAGATAAAGATGCACTTGTAGTTTTTGGAACTTCTACTCTGGGTAAGCCCATTATACCTACACTAGATGACGCAGCAAAAGTAGTAGCAGCGAGAAGCAACCCGTTAGCTTCTACAACGAGAGTTGGTAAGGCATGGGATAACATGATGGCTCCCTTGCAATCTGTC